AAAGCTTATAGCGTTATAAGTATATATAATAGTTGTAAGTATACACACATACAATTTAATATCATCTAATAACTACTATATCATAGCTACTTATTTATTTATGTCAACCTAAATGGAATTTAGACTGTCTATATGCTAACAATCTTTTAAGTAAGTAAAGCTTGTATTACCTTATCTATACACTCTTTACAATATATAATTAACAATATGAAGAAGCCATCTGTAAGTTTGTTATCAACCAGAGATCAAGTCGTAGCTGCTGGATTGTTTTCTTCAAAGCCCTACTCGGTTGTTAGCGATGTCTATCATGCGATGAATAGAGGAAGCCTAGATAATGTTCACATCCCTCATAGCGATGTTTATTTTGTTAGGGCTGCTTTGGAAAAGCAGACAGGCTATTATTTTCCTCTTGATGCTGTAGAAAATGCTATGAAGGCTGAGGGATGGAAGGATAGGAAGGGAAACAGATATGGATAAGAAGGTTTCTTCTGTTAACAAAGCGGGTGTTTACACCAAGCCAACAATGCGTAAGGCTTTGTTTAACAAGATAAAGGCTGGTAGCAAGGGTGGTGATGCTGGCGAATGGAGTGCTAGGAAAGCTCAGCTATTGGCTAAAGAATATAAAGCTGCTGGTGGAGGCTACAAGTCATGAAGAAGCCACAGGAGTCTTTGAAGGAATGGACTAAGCAGAAATGGACAACCAGCGATGGCTCTCCTTCTGAAGGGAAGAAGAGATATTTACCAGAAGCTGCTTGGAAGAGTTTGTCTCCACAAGAGAAAGCAGCCACTAACAAAGCCAAGGCTGCTGGCAATAAGAAGGGGAAGCAGTTTGTTGCTCAGCCAAAGGCCATAGCAAGAAAGGTAGCGAAATACAGATGACAATTGAATATAGGGGTAAAACCTTTGAAGGCTATAATAAGCCCAAGAAATCAGACAAGCCAGAAAAGAAGATGATGGTGCTTGCAAAAGAAGGAAGTGTGGTAAAACTGATTCACTTTGGCGATGCCAACATGGGACACAACTATTCTCCTGAAGCAAGGGCTAGCTTTAAGGCTAGACACGCTGAGAATATCAAGAGGGGTAAGATGAGTGCTGCTTATTGGGCTGATAAGGAGCTTTGGGCTGGAGGTGGTGGTAGTGTTAAACAACCCCCTAAAGGTCAGAAACAGAAGTTTGGGAAATAATGGCTACAAGCAAAGGAACCAAAAGAGGGACTGATGAACAACTGCTAGAAGGTGGTGGTTCAGGTGGTGGCATTAAAAATACCAAGTGGAGCAGTGTTCCCTCTGTGAAAAGCAATGCTTCTTTTATAGACGATGTTAAGAAGCTAACCAAAGACACTTCCAGTCTTAAGGGTGGGGCTAAGAAATCCACTGACTTGGCTGAAGATAGGGCAGCTAATAGAATGGCTATTCGTGCAGCAAGTGCTGGTGCAGCGGCAGCAGCCTTGAAATATGCAAGTGGTAGCAATGCTTCTGCAACAGATAAGCCTAGTAATGGCAGCAACAATGAATTTATGGGCAGTGCTAAGGCAGATCCTAAAAACCCAACAAGTGTTGAAGGAACAGGCATGGCAAAGGGTGGGTTGGTTAAAAATAAAATGTCTGCTTACAATGCAGTTTATATGGGCAAGGATAAGAGGAAATAATTATGGCAACAGATGCTGAGATGGTAGCTAAATATCGGGAGAAGGCTAAGGATAAGTCCTTGCCTCAAGATGTCAAGAACATGTATCTTGATAAGGCTGTAGAGCTTGAGCGTAAAGCCTACGACAAGATGAAAGCTGGCACTAAGATGGCTAAGGGTGGTGCTGTTCATAAAATGCCTAATGGCAAAATGATGAAAGATTCTGCTATGCCTAAAAAGGGTGCTAAGATGCCTGTTGTAGCCATTATGATTGGTGTAGGTAAACCTAAAGCCAAAACAGCCACGCCTAAACGGAAAAAGTAACCAAGAGAGAAAGTCTGTGTAATGTATTTGACAAGTAACATTCCCTACTTTAAATGTTGGGTGAGAAAAGAGTTTACTAATGGTCACCAAGACTATCATGGTGAATACATACATGCACTAGCTGTAGCTGTAACCACCATGCCTGACAGGTGTCTTAGCTTTCAAGTTATATTCACTGGCTGTGAAGCAGATGATGGAAGCCAGCCTAATGTTCATGGTGGGGCTATGTGGGCTAGGATGCCTATAACAGCTTTAGTTGGAGACATACCGCTAGAAAAATGGCCTGAGAGAATGACTACACATTTAGCACAGCCTTGGGATTGTAGTAGTTACAATCATTCAGTTTTAAAGATAGAGAGAGCACAGCCCTCACCGTGGTTGTGCAAAATAAACAATGAATTTTATACAGGAAGATATTTGTTCAGTGTAGATTATGCTGAGAGTGAGGTGTCAGAAGACCCTGCTCAACACAAACAAAGTCATGTCTTGATATTAACAGATGCTGGTGAGTGGACAGGAAACATTGTAGCCTTGCCTAATAATAGGGTGAGAGTTACTAGTCCAGCATATTGGGTTTTAGGAGAGGGAGCACCTGACTTTAAGCCTAGCCAATGGATTCATTGTGCGGAGCAAGATGATTCGTACATGGATGCCGATGTAACTTTTAATAACCTATACAAGGAGCAAGTGAAATGATGAAAGCAAAAATGATGGCTGCTGGTGGTATGAGCAAAAAAGGATATGCTGCTGGTGGTATGGCTAAAAAGGGATATGCTGCTGGTGGTATGCCTATGGTTGAAAAAGCTGGTGCTATGGTTCCTGCTTTTGCTGCTGACGGTAAGGGTAAGATGGCTAAGGGTGGTGCTGTAATGAAAAAGAAACCTGTGGTTAAAAAGAAATAATGAAGCCAGAGAATAAGCAAACCAAGAAAATTGCTGCTGTGATGAAAGAGTTTAAACAAAAAGCTCTTCACAGTGGCAAAGGTGGTAAGGTTGTTAAAAACCCAAAGCAAGCCATTGCCATTGCCTTGTCTGAAGCATCTAAGATGAAGAAGAAATAATTTATGCCTTTAAAAGAAGTTACTAAATTTAGGACAGAGGGTATCAATGTCACTGCCACCAGTGCAGATGCTAGTGCTCAATTGTTATATATTTGCCCTCCTAATTTTTCTGCGCTAGTAACTTTTTTACATATCTCTTCTGGAAACTCAGCAAATAAGAAAATATCTGTTCAATTTTATCACGAAGAAACTGCAACATATCGTTACTTGTTACGTGAGTATGTAATGGTGGCAAATGATTCATACAACATAGTAACATCATCTTCTTTGTCTTTACATCAAAATGATAAGATTGTTTGTTTTACAGACACCACTACCAACTTTGATGTTTTTATTTCTATAGAAGAATATTTTGATCCTGTTAGATAATGTAGTTGATTACCTCAGAGGTAACTTAGGAGAACAATATGTTCATCATTGAATTTATGATTTGTCTATCTGTACAAGATTGCACCCTTTTGGTAGATGTTCCTAGATCAATGCATAGAACACAGGAAGATTGTTTGAAAGTGGCCTACATTAAATCCTTAGAGCTTGCTGACCTTAACAGACAATTCAATCCAGAAGTAACTTTTAGATGTGTAGAAACATTTAACAAAGATAAGGAAATTTAAATATGGCTAAAGAACTAACAGATCAACACAAAAAGTTTCTTGAAGTGTTATTCACAGAAGCACACGGAGACATCACCACAGCTAAGAACTTGGCTGGCTTCTCTCGTGGCTACAGCACAAGACTTCTCACAAACTATCTCAAAGAAGAAATTATTGAAGCCACCCAACTGTACATTGCTATGAATGCTCCAAGAGCAGCAATGGCTGTTGTAGGTGGTATTAACATGCCCACTGAGCTAGGCATCAAAGACAAGCTTAGTGCTGCTAAAGACCTGCTAGACAGGGCTGGCTTCGTTAAAACGGATAAGGTGCAGGTTGAGGGTTCTGGCGGTGTGATGATTTTACCCGCCAAGGAAAAGAATGTAGATGACTGACAGGGGAATAGGCAAGTGGATATTGCCACAGCCTGATATTAAAAAGAAGAAATATATAGACATTCCAAAACTTGGGCGTACAATACCATTTGGTTATGAGGCGAGTGATCAAGAAGGATGGCTCTCCCCTATTCCTGTACAACTTGAAGCGTTAGAAAAAGCTAAGAAGTATTTGAGACAGTATAGTTTAACTAAAGTGGCTGCTTGGCTTTCAACAACGACAGGTAGATACATAGACCCTTCCTCTTTGGAATTTAGAATAAAGAATGAACAATCGCATAAAAGAAGATCTTCAACATATCGTCTCCTCGCCAAACGGTACAAAGAAGCCCTTGAGAAAGCGGAGAAGTACGAAAGAAGAGTTGGCTGCACAGAAGACAGCTACTTCGCAACAGAACACTACAGAGAAATTAGAGATAGTTTCTACAAAATTGAAAAGTGAAGAAGAGTATCAGAATGTAATTTTTAAACCTAATGCTGGGCCACAGTCAGTTTTCTTGGCCTCGTCAGAAAGGGAAGTGTTATATGGAGGGGCTGCTGGTGGTGGTAAAAGTTATGCCATGCTTGCAGATCCTCTTAGATATTTAGGACATCCACAATTTTCAGGGCTTTTGTTGCGTCACACCACAGAAGAACTTAGAGAACTTATTTGGAAAAGCCAAGAAATATATCCAAAGATATATCCAAATATTAAGTGGAGTGAAAGAAAGATGCAATGGCAAGCTCCTAGTGGAGCTAGATTGTGGATGTCTTATCTGGATAGAGATGAAGATGTGTTGAGATATCAAGGTTTGGCTTTTAGCTGGATTGGTTTTGATGAATTGACACAGTGGCATACACCGTTTGCGTGGAACTATATGCGTTCTCGCTTGCGTACACCTGCTGCTGACCTGCCAATTTTCATGAGAGCCACCACCAACCCCGGAGGGCCGGGACATGCATGGGTTAAGAAGATGTTTATTGACCCGTCTCCAGCAGGAAAGTCGTTCTGGGCCACTGATGTAGACACTGGACAGGTGCTGTCATACCCAAAAGGTCACAGTAAAGAGGGGCAACCACTGTTTAAGCGGCGTTTCATACCCGCTATGTTGGCAGACAACCCCTATTTGGCTGAGGGTGGTGACTATGAAACCATGCTTTTGTCCTTACCTGAGCATCAACGCAAGCAATTGCTTGAAGGAAATTGGGATGTAGCAGAAGGAGCAGCGTTTCCTGAGTTTAACAGGGCTGTTCATGTAGTAGATAGCTTTGATATCCCAAAAAGTTGGGCTAAATTCAGGGCTTGTGACTACGGCTACGGTAGTTTTAGTGCTGTTGTGTGGTTTGCTGTTACACCTAGTGAACAATTGGTGATATACAGGGAGCTTTATGTCAGTAAAGTGCTAGCCAAAGACCTTGCCCACATGATATTGAGGGCTGAAGAGAACGATGGTGGCATTAGATATGGTGTTTTGGACAGTAGCTGCTGGCATAAGCGTGGAGATACAGGCCCTTCGCTAGCAGAACAGATGATTATGGAAGGTTGTCGCTGGAGGCCAGCAGATAGAAGTGCTGGTAGTAGGGTGTCAGGTAAGAATGAGTTGCATAGAAGACTTCAAGCTGACCCATTTACAGAACAACCAAGAATGGTTATAACAAGCAACTGCACAAACACTATTGCTCAGCTTCCCATTATTCAACTGGACAAGAAAAAGCCAGAGGATGTTGATACGAAGGGCGAAGACCACTTGTATGACGCTATTAGGTATGGAGTGATGAGTAGACCTCGTAGTAGTGTGTTTGATTACAATCCAGCCTCTTCTAAAACCTCTGGAATTAGAATTGCTGACCCATTATTTGGCTATTAAGGAACAATATGGAAAAGAATAAACCAATGCTTGGAGATAAAACTCTAGCTTTAGATGATGTAAAGAATAAAGAAGACGAGGATGTCTCTGGCGGTGGTTTGATTTCGTATATAGAAGAAAGATATACAAGATCAGAAGAAAGCAGACGAGCAGATGAAAGTCGCTGGCTTCGTGCGTATAGAAACTACAGAGGCATTTACGGCCCTGATGTTCAATTCACTGATACAGAAAAGTCTCGTGTCTTTATCAAGGTGACCAAGACTAAAACACTTGCTGCCTATAGTCAAATCACTGAAGTGTTGTTCTCTAACAATAAGTTTCCTCTTAGTGTAGACCCCACCACATTGCCTGATGGTGTGGTTGCTGATGTACACACCGATCCTAAAGCGGCTCCTACAACAGGAGAACCAGCTATGCCCACTGAAATTCCTTTTGGTGAAACCAGTGGCAACATTCCAAAAGGCTTTGACTTGGATGTGTTGGAACAAATGTTGGGATCTATGAAAGACGATCTCAAAGACTTGCCCAACTTGAAAGAAGGCCCCGGTGTCACTCCTTCTTCCATCACCTTTAGTCCTGCAACTGTAGCAGCTAAGAAGATGGAGAAGAAAATTTATGACCAGCTAGAAGAAACAGGAGCGTCTAAGCATTTACGTTCCACTGCTTTTGAGATGGCCTTGTTTGGTACAGGTGTGATGAAAGGGCCTTTTGCTGTTAATAAAGAATATGCAAATTGGGCTGAGAGCGGTGAGTATAAGCCGTTGATTAAAACTGTGCCAGAAGCTTCACACGTTTCTATCTGGAACTTCTATTGGGATCCTGACGCAACTAACACTGATGAGTGTCAGTATGTGATTGAGCGCCACAAGATGAGCCGCACTCAGCTTCGTGCTTTGAAGAAGCGTCCATATTTCAGATCTAATGTCATTGATCAAATCATTGCTGAGGGTGAAACCTATTCCAAGAAATATTGGGAAGACGATCTCAGAGACTACACACCCAACTTTGGTGTTGAGCGTTTTGAAGTGTTGGAATATTGGGGCAACGTAGACATTGAGTTGCTTGAAGAAAACGACATTGTTATTCCTGAGGACATGATGGAAGCTGGAGAACTCCAAGCTAACATTTGGTTCTGTAATGGAAAAATTTTGAGACTTGTTCTCAATCCTTTTAAGCCAGCAAAGATTCCGTATTATGCTGTGCCATATGAACTAAACCCCTACTCTCTAGCTGGTGTAGGTATCGCCGAAAACATGGACGATACCCAAACCTTAATGAATGGTTTTATGCGTATGTCAGTGGATAATGCGGTTCTTTCTGGCAACCTTGTATTTGAAGTTGATGAAACCAATCTTGTTCCGGGTCAAGACCTTTCTGTTTATCCCGGCAAAGTGTTTAGAAGACAAGGTGGAGCACCGGGTCAAGCTTTGTTTGGTACAAAGTTTCCCAATGTTTCACAAGAAAATCTACAACTGTTTGACAAAGCAAGACAGCTAGCAGACGAGTCTACAGGACTTCCTTCATTCTCATACGGACAGACAGGTGTGTCTGGTGTAGGCCGTACAGCAAGCGGTATTAGCATGTTGATGAATGCAGCTAGTGGCAGCATTAAAACTGTCATTAAAAATCTGGATGACTATTTGCTTGGCCCTATCGGTAAAGCTTTCTTCAACTTCAATATGCAATTTGATTTTGATCCAGAAATCAAAGGCGACTTGGAAGTTAATGCCAGAGGCACTGAAAGCTTGATGGCTAACGAAGTGAGAAGCCAGCGTCTGATGCAGTTTTTACAAATTGCAAGCCAACCTTCGCTTATGCCCTTTGCTAAGTTTCCGTACATCATTAGAGAAATTGCAAAGAGCATGGACTTAGACCCTGACAAGGTGACTAATAACATGGATGAAGCTATGCGTCAAGCCATCTTGATGCAGCAGAATTCTCCAGCGGCTCCTCCTGCTGCTGCTGGTCAGCCTCCACAAGGTGTGGCAGGGCCTCCCGGAGTGGCTGATATGACTGGCGGTGGTGGTGGTAATATTGGAGTGGGAACACCTCCTACACCACAAGAACAAGGATTTAGCGGAAATGCCCAACAAGCCTCACCTATCTAAAATAAAAGCGTTTGTTAATAACAACAATCAATGGGACGCTTTTTTAGAAACTCTTGAATATGAAATAAGTTGTTGCCATAAAAAGCTAGAACAATCAAAAGATATTCAAGATATTTATCAAACGCAGGGAGCCATTTCTGCTTTACGCAGATTGAAATATTTAAAGGATGAAGTAAATGTACAACAATAAATTTTTAGCTGAAGGTGGTATGCCTGATGAGAGCGGCACAATAGATCCTGTGAGTGGTAATAAAGTTCCTCCGGGCGCTATGCAAGAAGAAGTGAGAGATGATATTAGTGCAAAGCTCAGCGAAGGAGAGTTTGTTTTCTCTGCTGATGTTGTACGTTATATTGGTCTAGAACGCCTAATGAATATTAGAGACTTGGCTAAGCGTGGCTTGCAGAAGATGAGTGAACAAGGACAGATGGGTAATGCCGATGAAGTGGCTAATCCAGAAGCTCCACACGGGGATGAGTTTGCTCAAAACGTAGATAAGATTATGTCTGAACTTCCTGAGGAAGAAGAAGAAGCTTCTGAAACTGAAATGGCTTTGGGTGGTATGGCTACAGATCAGACACAGTTTCAAGCACCGCCTCCCGCTGGCTCTATTACTGACCAACAAGTGATGAATAACATTGCTCCGTACATTGTTGCTGAACAAACTGCTGCAACACAGCCCCCAAAACAAGGTGCTAAAACAGGCTTGATGGCGAAGAAAAAAGTGTGATATACTGAACATATCGGAACCAGAGGTGGGCTGGTCGATACTTATAAAACCCACCATTATTGGCTACCTATCTCCCCGCACAGGCGGCAACAGCTAGCCCCAACTTATAGAGGTATTTATGACAGACGTTGTTTTGGAACAGAAACAAGAAGTGAAAGCTTATTCTCCTTTTGGTAAACGTAACGCCAACAATGAGAAGATTGAGCAAGAAGAAGCAGAGCTTAAAGAACTGCAAGAAGAGAATAGATCAGAGAAGAAACAAGAAGACGATGACTCTAAGTTGTCGGCAGAGGAAAAGACGTTTAAGAAGCGTTATGGTGATCTGCGTAGACATTCCCAACAGCAGCAGACACAGCTTCAAACTCAGATTGATGAGTTGAAAAACCAGCTTCAAAAGAGCACAAGCAACCAGATTAAACTGCCAAAGTCAGAAGAAGAACTTGCTGCTTGGGCTGAGCAATACCCAGACGTAGCAAAGATTGTTGAATCCATTGCTATGAAGAAAGCAAAAGAACAGTCTGAGTCTATTGAGCAACGCTTGCGTTCTTTGGATGAACGAGAGATGGAGACTGCTAGAGACAAGGCTGAATCAGAATTGTTGCGTCTGCATCCAGACTTTGACAAGATTCGTGACACAGATGACTTCCATGATTGGGTAGAAGACCAACCAAAATGGGTACAACAAGCTTTGTATGAAAACGACACCGATGCTAAAGCTGCTGCTAGAGCAATTGATTTGTACAAAGTAGACAAGAATATTACTAAAAGTAGAACTAAAGAATCTAGTAAGGATGCTGCACAAAGCGTTGGAACTAGAGGAAGTAGATCATCTCCGTCTAATGTAGACACAGATGGACTTGTCTATGAATCTTCTGTGAATCAAATGAATACACACGAATACGAAGCCAATCAAGAAGCTATTTCTAAAGCTATTAAGTCTGGTAAGTTTGTATACGACATCAGTGGCAACGCTCGATAACTTGATTTATACGTCAACAATCACTATTTTATAGAAGATTGTTGACAAATACCTCAAGTGTGCTATAACTTTAAACACGGCTACTTCGGTAGCCAGTTTCCTTAAGCCGTTATTTGCTATAACCACCTTAAGCAAACAAGTAATCTGTAACGCAAAGCAAGTAAACTGTCAGAATTACCTGTAAGTTTATTAGCCTGTTTTAGTAGCGAGGGCACTTGTTACTATTACACACCTAATAATGTCAGCCTCTGTAGTTGTGTGAGCGTATTTAATTATATGCCCTATCAATATCTTAGGAGGATACATCATGGCATTCCCAAAAGCTGCTGGCTATAACAACTTACCCAATGGTAATTTTAGTCCAGTCATTTATTCCAAGCAGGTTCAACTTGCTTTCCGTAAGTCTTCTACTGTAGAAGCTATCACTAACAGCGACTATTTTGGCGAAATTGCCAACATGGGCGACTCTGTTAAAATCATCAAAGAGCCTGAAGTTTCTGTTCAGTCTTATGCTCGTGGCACACAAATCACTGCACAAGACCTGAATGATGAAGACTTCACCCTTGTTGTTGATCAGGCTAACTATTATGCCTTTAAGATTGATGACATCGAAACT